AGCAACGGCAAATACCGTGGGTATAAAGAGCCGTTGATTTTTTCTTTGATGTTGCAGATACACGTCCAAATAAAGATTTATATTCAGTAGCTGTTACACCAGCAGAAATTGACAGTTCATCTACACCGCCAAGTGCCGTGCGAATTTCTTCTCGATACTGACGAGCAAATGCGTTTTGGTCTCCAGTAATTGCGTCAGGAACAATGTAACCAACACGATCATTTGGCTCCAGGTTTGCAATAATCCTTGGAACACGAATCTGACCATCAACACCACGAGATACAGGATCAGCCTTAAACATTGATTGACTCAATGCAGAAGGACTGGTGAAGCCTGAGTTTGCAGCAATAGATGGGCGCTGAATTGCAGTATCACCCCCTGCTTCGATCAGATCTGTCTTGGGACGAGACGAAAGAAGAGTTGGGTTACCAAAGAACTGAACGTTCTTGCGCATGGTGCGAACCATTTCATCATGCGTAATGATATGATTGGCAAGAGCGTCAAACTCACCCACGCCTTCATTAGAGAAGCCCTTGGGATTATTAAAGATTTCAACGCAGGGAATAAAACCAAGGGTGTTGACAAATGTCTTTGTTTTACCAGGGGCCATGCCCTCTGGCATATCAAAAGACATCTCAGATTCAGAATGGGTTTCTGTAATTTCTTTCTGCTTGATTGATAGGCGGATGTACCGCTTGGATCCTATATTTTCTAAGGTTGATTTACCGACTAATGCTGATGTATTGATATTGGCAAAGCCAGTTGGTTTCCTGACCTTATAGCTATAAATCACGATCACTTCCTCAAGCTCACCATCTACGTTGTAGAAGGTGCGATATTCATGTTCGCGGAAGTAATAAATACGGTAATTCTTAGTTGTGGGCCGTATGTAAAACAAGCCTTTGCCGTCGCAAAGAAAATAATCCCATAAGGAATCAAGCCTTACATCTAACTGGTTGTACTTGACAACACGGTCGATAAAGTCTTTGCGTTGGCTACCAAAGTTATCTTGGCCTGGGAAAAATTCAACACCCTGGCGGATGCCGAACATTTTCATCTGTGCAAGATGGGACGCAACGATGCCAGTATCGACAACAACAGAACTATCCTTATCAATGTATGCATTGATAATTTCTTGAAGCCTGGCTTTAGCGTCCGCCATTATTGCCCTTTAAGTTAAATGAATACTAGCAGTTTTTAGTAAACAGACTTATCTGCAAACTCATTAGGAAGCTGAGCTATTTGTGGTCCGCCAAAAAAACTTGCATTAGCCAAGCCAGCAACATTACCGATTCCACCCATGGCAGAAGCAAGTGGGAAAAGTTGCGCTCCTGGGCGGTTGATTCTCTCGTAGTATTGCTGAAGAGAATTAGGATCGTAATCCCAATTTTTTAATTTATCTAGCTCTGATTGCGGCATGTTTTTAAAACGATTTGGAGCATTGATTTTAAAACTCGGATCGGCTGCAAGTTGTTCAATACCCATTCCACCGCCGTAATACGGCATCGGCATCATTTCGGCTGCGCCATCAACACCGGGGCGATACACTAAATCACGAAAAGCAAGGTTGCCGCCAACTGGGATGCCGCCTTTAATGCTAGTTGTCATCTTATCAATACTTCGTTGATTGTATTCTACTCTTCTATAACCTCATAACCAGATGCGTCATTAACTTTAGAAATAATGATGCCGGTTCCACGTACATCCCAATTCAGTACGTCACCTTCTTCCCAGCCCAGCTCCTCCGTTACTTCATTGGGCAGCACAATATATTGATCTCCATTTTCGTCCTCTTGGACCTCAAGGATGTAGCTCATTTTGACTCAAGTAATTTCTCAACTAGCTTATCAAGCTTTGCATTAATTTGATTAAAGTTGTCATGCATTTGCTGTATCTCTCTCAAGAAGTCAACCTTAAGTACGTACTCCAACGGCATTCGTTTTAGGTCGTCTTCCAAAACATCGATCCTGCGTTTCTGTGAACCAATATAATTGAATGCTTGTTGAATCTGATCGTTTTGTCGCCCCAAGATTTTACCTGCAACCCAACTACCGCCTGTAATGGCAGATACAACGGCTGTTAAACCGATGGCAATATATTCTGGTCCCACAACGCAAAATTTTTCTTTTATTCTAAGATTAATAATCAACCTGAAGTTTACCTTTTTTCATAAGACCTGTCACCAACCATACCAATGCATCCACACAGTCATCATGACCACTAACTCCAAAATTGGTCAGTTCTTCAAACATTGCCGTGAATGTACGATAACGATTGAAAATAATCTTTCGGTCCTCAAACATTCCCATAATTCCACGGAAACGAGCAAGCTTGTCTCCACGGAATCCTTTGACCGGATGCCAGATTAAGTTATACAGATTCTCTCCTGACAAACAGATACGTTTAAAGTCTGCCTCCAGGGAAGCCTGGTACTGTACGGCTTCAGACCAAACATCACACGTAGAATGTGTCGGGAAATAAATGTCGTTTTGATCTTTACCAATAATCGACCAATCATTAAGCAATTCTTTTAATGTATCTAGTTTTTCAAGGTTGCCCATAACGCGCAACCGCCTGTAATCAATGATATGGATCGTATCCCCAATACGACCGCCAAGAACAAATACGGTGTAATCATTCTTTTCTTTTGTACCAGAGGAGAGGTCAACTCCAACTCCCAGGCAGTCAAATTCAGTGGCAATTTCTGCTTTGATTAAAAGTTCTGGCGCAAGAGACAGCTCATTCTGGCGAACGATTTGATTCATGTACTGGAACGAAAAAGCAATAGGTGCCTGCCTTTTCTTTTCCTTTAGATAAGAAAGTGACCACATCTCAGGCCAGTAGGATTCCTCATCCCCTGTCACTGGATCTGCCGTTACGGCAGGAAGAACAATCTGCATCCAGTTATGACTCGCATTGAAGGTTGTTGCGTGAATGTCATCATGTCTGAAGCGAGTACCAAGGCAGATGGCACGTGCTCCTTCAAACATGGTTGGTGCAATCACAGCATTCCAGTTATCTTGCATCATCTTCCTGATATCTGGATTGGAGATATCAGAAGAAGATTTGATAGGGTCATCAATAATACAAAGGTGCGAACGCTTGGAGGTCACAGAGCCTTTTAAGCCTGCGGCACACAAAGTAAATTGTTCATCACCGGTGGTGTCAATGCCTGCAAACTTGTGGTCAATGGACCAATACTCATTACTGGTGACGTTCTTTAATAGTTTGACCGTTGGAAAAACTTCCTGATATTTTTTGCTTTCAATGATTCGTTTAATGGTAGCAGACTTAGAGCGAGCAATATCTACCGTGTAAGACAAGTAAAGAATTTGTAGTGGTTTTTTAGCTGTGGTATGAACACCAATTGCCCATGCCGTAAATAAACCTAAGACCGTACTTTTGGCTGATCCCCTGGGAGCCAGGAGATCGATATTGGGACCACCAATTTTAACAAGACATTGGCTATCTTCTTCTGTAACTAGATATTTATGCCATTCTTTATGGTGACGAGCAGGTGGTTTATCTGCTACGTACTCACAGAAAAAACCAAAATCTTCCCTTGCGCGTGCCAAGTCATCCTCATTATCTACCTTACGTATCTGACGATTCTTTGCTGCAGCAAGAGCAGTGCGTCGATAAGCAAGATGGATATGAGAAGCCACTGAAAGTATGCGTAATTACTACGATACTAACTTATTTTTTAGCTTTCTGTTCTTTGTATTTACGCGCTTTCTCTAATGCAGCCGTCCGCTTTTCTTTATCACTCATCTCTGAGCCGTCTTCTTTCTTTGCTTCTTTTTTCTTAAAGTGCTCCAGGAGTTCTGGAGGCATCTTATTTTTAGCCATTTAGATTATTCGCTTAATTGCATTTTAGCCCAAACACTCATTGAGGCGTCTTGCAAAGGACCTTCAATTGGTTCATCTTTGAAGATTGAAAGGATTTCTCGGATGGCGCGATCAGCACCAGCCATCAACAAACCTTTCTTATCTTTATTAGATGTAAAGGTTTCCACCTGTGAAATTGTACTGCGTAATTCTTTTTGCATTGCAGCAATGCGTGCAACACCCGAATCACGTTTCACAACGCCGTCTTCAATATCATCTCTAAGTTTTTTGATGTCTTCTTGCATCTCCTGAATCTCAAACAACAAGACTTCCCTGTGATCAGGCTTGGGATAGTTTTGTGTGTACCAGGTGTCACAAGAAGAGATGGCCCCTTGGTAACCAAGGAACCGCGCATAGAGATAACACTCAATTAATGAGTAATTAGACTCAGCAAAAACCAAGAATGACTCTTGGGTTGCTGAGTCTAAATTATCAAGCCAGAACTCAAACAGCTCAGAACTTATACGCTCGTTGGGACTGAGAGTAATCCCTTGCTTCGTCCGCTTGGCTGAATTCTTGCTGTTGGCGACGGGTTGTG